CAAACCCACCAAGCATTACTTCTTCTTCAAAAGCACGATCAGAATTTTCTGTATCGAAAATTTCTGTGTGCTGGTTTTCGTATCGGTCATACTCTAACCCGAACAGTGCGTTTAACCCTGGTTCGAGTTCTTTGACCAATTGCATTCTTGAAATTACCATTGTTCAATATCTCCTATAGGTTAAACCCCAGCTTTATCAGCATAATACTGATGTTCGTTAATACGTACTATCCAGTTCGCATTAGCAGAAGCAATATCGCTGTTTTCTGGGTCTTCACAAATTCTGATAATCCTTAACTGAGCAGCTGCCCCTGCGTTAGCAACGGTGCTATTTAATTCAGTTTTAGATTGACCATTGATAGTGTTACCTGCTGCGTAAACAATATCAGCATTTCTGCCAACTTTGTCTGCTGCAACTACACCATCAGCTTGAATTTCGAAAAGCATGTTTGGATCATCATAGACAAATGCATCAATCGCACCTTGAGTAGGCGTAATGCTACCAGGGTAGTGATTCGAAAATGTCGGTTTTTGAGTAGTAGGATCATTGTAGAAGCAACCGTTAAATACACCAATTGCAGCTACAGCATCGCCGTTTCCGCTTTTAGTAATTTTACCAGTTGTTTCAAGCTTTACTAAGTCACCTTTAAAAATGACATCAGTTTCGCCATTAGCAATTTGATACTGTGAAGTACCCATGTTAATAGCTTCGCTTCCTAATTTACCTACAGGTCTTAAACCAAATCCGGCGTCAATATTAGCCATGATTATCTCCTTACAATAAATTGTTTTAACACACTCACCGCGAGTGTGTTAATTTTGTGTAACTATGTGTAAGAAATTTATTAGGATTTCTTGCCACCAAATGTTACGCGAGAACTTCTCTCTTTCGAGATTGGCATGCTAGGATGTTGGTCCCTAAGCACATCGTTTGCAATAGCATCATCTTTATCTTGCGTAAGTTTTGCAAAATACGCCTGACGCTGCTTAACAATTTCGTTAGGAATTCTTGCTAGCATTAAACCTCCAACAGCTATAACACCTGAATATCTACCTGTATCAATTGTTGGCCAATCAGTGTCAGGATATTCATCAGCTCTGACAAATTCCCAACCTTCACGCATTCTAGCGGATACATTTTTTTGATCCATCTGTCCTATCGTTTCGGCCCTTAACCAGCGGTGTTTAAAACCTTCTGGTGCAGGTGGTGCATCTAGTTGTGACGGTGGAGTCCATACTTTAGGACGTTCTCTT